AACTTGTTATCAAAACTGCGTGGCGCAATTTTTCAAAAACAATTACTCCGCCGGAATCTTTAACCTCAGTCAAATATCCCACTAAGTAATAGCCAACAGTTTCGACATCGCTAAATTCTTCATCAGCGGTACTCCAAAAAACTTCTTGTCCTTCTGTAGCAAAGGTGTCTTCGCCGGTTACTAAATCATCGGACTGAATTGGTACACCCTCACGGATATCAAACGATCCTTCGGCGCAATTTTCTATTGCGTCATCTGCAACAGCAGCCCACGCCCCTATCACACAAAATTCATATTGGTCAAGATCAATTCCAAGATCATTTGTTAAAGGTATATGATCTAATACTTCTTGCTGTTTATATACAGTCATTTTTTATTTCCCCCCTATAACTTTAGCGTTTCTTCGCTGTCAATATTTTCAGCGGTTTCGCTATTATCAACAAAGCCAAGAACATTTGAAGTATTGTCGGCTTGGTCGCCCCTTAGTTTAATTGCTATAGGGTCAATTTTTAATGCTTCAATAGCATCCTGAACCCCGGCGGCTGGGACTGGTTTTAATTTATCACTCGCATAGGCAAGCAGTAAATTCTTTTCATTCCCATCGGCATCTTTATCACTAACCCCAAATAATTCGGCAAGCTGAGCGTTTTTTACAGTCTCAGCATTGGCCGTTATTTTTGCCCTTAGGTCGGTAATTTCCTTGACCGGGTCTTCAACGCCAATATCTTTCAGGGCATTTTTTAAAGTTACAGCCTCACGATGTTCGTCGGTTAACACATTTTTTTCAAGCCCAATCCCTTTTGCGATATCCATTAACGATAATTCCCCGTTTTCTTTCATCGTGGTAAGGGTTTTAAAAATTTCATCTTTTGTAGACAACTTTTTCTCCTTCGGGGAATTTCCCCTATCATTGTTATTTTTATAAGCAACTGCTGCCAGCTGCATTTTATCTTTAAAATAATTCTGAGCCATTGCGATAGCAAGCTCTTTGTTTTTCGGTTGTTCGGTCCCGGAATCTTTTGCTTTAATTATTTCATCTGCAAAACCGTTGTCTACAATTTCTTGCCCATAATACCATGTTTCAGAATCCATCAATAAAATTGTTTCATCAATTGTTTTTCCCGATCTTGCGGCTAACCTCTCCGCAATGTGTGAATTTGCTTTTTCGGTTCTGTCGGCAACTTTTTTTAATTGTTTATAATCACCGATAGCATAATCTTCGGCGTTATGAATCATGAATACGCTCGATTCGGTGGCCTTAACTACATCAAAAGCTGTCGAAATATATGTGGCAATTGAGGCAACTAATCCGCCAAGGATGACAGTTTTTTTACCAGCGTATCTTGATATAGTTTGATATATTTCCATACCATCAAAAACAAACCCACCAGGGGAACTAAACTGGACAAGAATATCTTTCCCACCAGCATTATCAAGTTCGGCCTGAACTATAGACGGGGTTAACTCATCCCCAACAAAACCGCTTAAATTAATTTCATACATTTTTGTACCCTCATTCATTATCAGTTAAGAGACCCCCGCTGTCAAGAGCAACCATAATTCTTTTTATGCGCTCAATTTAAATATATTTTCCCGATACCATGTGTCTAAATACGGTATCGGTTCATTGTCGCCCCATTTTTTCAAATCATTTATAAATGTTTTTCTATCCCTGAGCTGCGGCCTAACACTACAGCGACAATTCGCATGGGGGTATCCGGGGATAGCCTCATGTCTATATGGAGAATTAGAAGAAATATCAGGACAAGCACAATCCCAATGAGCCCGACCTCGCTCCATAACCCAATCATATAAACCATTACATCCAGGATTCGCTTGCCCCTGCAAACCCGCCGCTTCCTGGAGTGACGCATATAATTCAGAGCGTACGATTCTTAACGCTCGCCAGTCAATTTTATTTCCTATTCGTTTCATAAAGGCCTTGGCTTTAACTGTTGCCTCGGTCCCGTGTTTTTCAAGAAAAGCCTTCCAGTTTATTCTTTTTTGCCCGTCACGAATAACAATCATGTTGGCCCCGAATCTATTTGCCAGTGCTATTTTACCATCTTTAATATATACCTGAACATCACGGGCTATTTTAATAGGGTCTCTGGCCTGAGCCAAACCAACCGAAATAACATTCCTAATTTGTTGCTGATATGCAAGCCCGGTTTTCCACACCCTGGAAGAAAAGGTATATCCGTCTTGCCAAACCCGATTTATAACAGAAGAAATTATATGGTCATTTATTGCGGTATAAACTGCCCGCACACCTACAGCAGAAACTTTATGAATATCAGAATCTTTTAACGCTGATAAAATATATTTGCTGTTTATGTTTGACGTATATTGCACTCCGCGGGAAACAACAGCAGGCGCTTCAGTTTCAATTATCTGTCTTATCTTCTCAGCTCCTATTGATAATTGCTCTTCAATTGCTGTCCACGAATCAATTGTTAAACTATTTTTCCCGGATAATGTTGCAGCCGCTATTTTTTCACTAACAATTTTACCAGCTTCTTTATAAACAGCATGAATAGTTTTCATCCCGGCCCTGGTTAAATAGGGAGCGGCATTTCTTGCTTTTATATATAAATTTGTATACTCAGTTTTTGTCATTTTTATGTATTTCGTTTATATTAACAACGGCTTTTAACAACCTGAGGTCAACCACATTTTCAGACGCTTTTATAATTGCCGGGAGATCTTTATTTAAACAATGGCTGTCATAAAATGGATGTTTCCCATATATAAAAGTATGACTTCTGTTTATTCGTGGGTCAGCAAGCCATAATTCCCGGAGTTCATCGTAATTAATATTTAATTTTTTAGCCAGCCGATACCATTCATTACAAAATGTAACTTTAGTCGCCAGCCATGAATTTTCCATATATTTACACAGTTCAGCAGTCCTTGAATTGGTAGTCAATATTTTTAATTCTCCAGTAAATATTTCTTTATATGCCTCGGCTACAATCGCCGCCATAGATAGCAAGCCACCAAGAATAATAAAATCATAGTCATTATTATTAGCATGTTGAGTACCTCCGTAATATTCTGGTTGAAAAATACACCTATCTTCATATCGCTCAGTAAAGCCAGGCGGTACAGTTGAACGAAGGCAAAGGACTTTGCATTTATCCCAAAATTCATCTATAACCCTTTCAACAATCGAAGTATTACAACTACCATCAGGACTTTTTTCAGTCGGGACACAAATAAAACCGATATCATAATCATGACCAACGGCAATTTTATTTTTAGGCGGGTCATGGACTTCAGCGTTTGGAAAAAGTTTTAACATATTATTACCAACAATTCCATTGCCAATGATAACAATTTTCATTATTCTGTACCATCCGGTAAATCAAACGCTTCATCTCCGTCAAAATCTGACACATCCGCATATGATGAATTTACAAATTGTTTATGTTTAGCCATCCCAGCAATTCCCTTGATATAATCGTCTACTTCCTGTTCTGTAAAACTCGGGTACATTTCTAATAAATATTTATGCATCCATTCTTTACTGACAGCGGCGCTTGACATTAATTTAGAAACCCCTTCAGTAATATTTTTAAATATAATAGACCGTACCTCATCGCTAACGTTGTCAAGATCATTCCAGGTTATTTCTATAGGTGGAGCGGGGCTTTCCATTTTCATAAATCGTATTATTTCTAAACTCTTTTCATAAAGAATTTTATATGGCTCATTTTTATCATCCTGTTTGCGCTGAACAAATTTTATAGCGTTATCCCTGGACTCTTCAACCGATGCATTATTCCCCTCTGTTTTTAATCCCCAAAATATTTCAGGGACTCCAGACGCTTCAACTATTTTCCTAAACTTCTGAACCTTTGCTGCGATATAGCCCTCATGTGCTCGCTCCGGCCAAAGCATCTCTGTCTTTTCTTGCTCATATCTATTAAATAATAAATCAACCGCGCTTATATCTATTTCTGACGCAGAGGTCCAGCCGTTTAGCTTCTCTATATTTTCTAACCATTCATTAGCGTTGCTGCCGCCATATTGGACAAGTTTGGGCTGCCACTTTGCCAACAATTTTGATAATGCTAAATCTATGTCATGGTAATCTTTAATATCAGTAACAATTCTTTCATACTCCGAATGGCCCCGAATCTGTCCAGGGTCTGGATTGTTAGAAAACGGAATCGGGATTACATTAAAAACATTTTTCAACCTAACGCTCCGAAGATTTTGAGGTATTGATACCTCAGTGCCAAAATATTCAATAATTATTTCTTTAGTTGTAAAAGTCCGGCGCCGTTTTATTGTTACTTGTTTATTTAGATCAACAGTCAACAAAATTTCTTCATCGCTAACCAATTTTATAATTTCCCTGGTTTCTAAATCTCGGACAATCCAATTCATTGCATCATCGTCGATTATTTCACAATTTAATTTATTATTTTTTGACGACCAATACGGCCACGCCCAAATAGTCCCATCAGTATGACAAAAAGTATTTATCCCAGGAATCTTTGGAGCATAAAATTTAGTAAGCTCATCTATTTCAGATAATAGGTTTTCATCTTTAGTGTCACAAACCGGGATAGGTAACCCCATAAAATTCACTGGGGTTGCTATCGGAACATATGCCAGGCTCCCGCCTAATTTTGTACCTGGAAATGTGTTATGATATAAACCTCTGGTCAACTCTTTATTGACTGTATAATCATCAGTCCAATCTCTATATAATGGGCGCCTAACTGTTTGAATTGTTACATCGGCCGCCTCTTTTGTTGCTTTAGTTTTAAACCAGTCAAATACACTCATATTATTTCCTCACAAACCAGGTCATATCTCCACCGGTTTCAATTTCTTTATCAAAAGATTCTTTGACGGCCATTATCAATCCAGGAAATCTTTTATCATAATCATGCCCACCAATCCAACCGCCAAGTTTAATTTTAGGGTACCATAGTTCTATATCTTGTTTCACCCCAGCATAACTATGGTCAGCATCAATAAAAACATAATCTAAACTATTGTCAGCTATAAGTTCCGCTGCGTCAACTGATTTCATTTTCATTATTTCACATTGTTTAATCCACGGATTTACTCTAATCAATGTTATATCATAACATCGGTTATACTCTTTTTGATCGACTTTCGAATCTTCAGAGCCGCTTTCGACAAATGATTTATCCCGGTCAATAGCGCTCCAGGGATCAACCATAATATGAATTACATTAGGGCGATGCCTGATAATTTCCCTTGCATTACACCCCTTCCATATCCCAATCTCTGCGCCCCTGATTGGCCTGTTTGATGGTATCCTATTTAGAATTTCGTCCCATCGTCTTAATCCCAACTTGGATTTTACTATAGTTTGTTTTTTCATTTTCTTACACCTATGTACCTAAACCATTTACCATGGTCATTAAATGATATGGTATTAAAATAGCTTTGCAAGAATTCAATCTGGTTCTCTTCACCTTTTCTAATATCCAAAATCAAAACAGTTCTTAAATGGCTCCTAATTATAAAATCATTTTGATATGTTGAAACCGGGTAATGAAACCCACATGATAATAACGATAATATTATATCAGCCGAAGCCGGGATATTTCTAACACCGTTAAGATCATCAAAGTAATAATTTTTTACTCCGTTTGTCTCAAGCAACTCTTTTGCGATATCAAAACTATTATACGCACAATAGCCACCAGGATTAAAACCATAAAATATATTTTGGTCGGTCTTATTAAAATCTGTTAAATATAATTCAGGATCGTTTTTATAATGCTTACTCAAAAATACATCTATCCCGGCAAACCCGGCCCCAACATCCCAAATAGTCTGACATTCATCTGGCAAATGCGGGATCAGTTTATTATATTCGTCAGTTAACTGCCCTATAAAATCACCGTCTGACCGCTGCATTTTTAATATTTTGGATTCGTAAATACATCGTGGAACTATCATAAATACCCCCTGGCTTCATCTGCCAATTTTTCACACTCTGGGAACTTCTTTAAATTCTTGCTAATGTTCCCATCATATTTTGTCCGCTGGTCTCGATTAAATAATTCATTCCTGAGCTGACTTTTAAGATGTACTATTTTTGTATTTCTATCAATTGTTTTCCAGCATGTTTGCTCAGCGTTCCATTCCTGACATAGCAATTCTAATACATTGACATCGGGATTTTTCTTTTTTATACATGCTAATGCATATTGATCTAATCCTGAATATTTATCTAACCCCATTTTTATTTTGTTAATGTTTTTTGAAAACTCCTCAGTAAGGTCGAGCCATTGTTTAATAAACATATTAGATTTTTCAGTAGGCCGATAAAACCAAACCCCAGTATTAAATCTTGCTGTATGGTTTCTAATTGTTACAGCCAAGTCAAAGTCTCTTTCCCAAATACTCTCTATCGAGCCACGGAACATTAAATCTATATCACACACGGCGCATGGTTTTTGTAATTTTAAAACATATTCAACAGCTAACTTAAAACCAATATAAGTATCTTGATGATGATCATAACTCCTACGGTTTATTTTATCGCCCGAGACTATCCTAATATCAACATCCAGCATAAATCGTTTAGCTGAATTTATAAAGATGGTTTTTAAATCCTTATACTCTTTGCGCTCTTCAAAATACGCTGCTATAATAATCATTTATATGTCACATCCCCGCCTAAATATAAAAATGTTGCACAGGAACAGCTCGGCCATGATTTCAATAATTTAAAATTAATACTATTCTTATCCATATATTCTTTTTGACAAATCAATTCAGGGATTTCCGGCCTATGTTGATAATAGTAAAAATCCATTAAAATTACTATCGTCCCCCCCGGGACCCAAAAGGGTGAAAAGGTATTTATTGCATATTTAAATTCTTCCGGCATTTTACAAGCATCATCAACATAAACCGATATCTTCGGACCAGCCCATTTTTGATTTGTAATTTTACCTTTATAGTAGACAATGTTATTAAATTCTTTTAAATACTCTTTAACAAGGGGCAGGGTATCTTGACCATGTTTTATATCAACCCCCTGCATGGCAGCCTTTTTAACTTCATTTCCTTTTGTTTCAAAAATGTCAAAAGTATGTACAGTAGCTTCGGTTTTTGCTAAATGAGAAGTCCCGGCCCCGAGCCAGGCCCCTAATTCTACTATTGCTGTTCCAGGCTTAGCACACATCACCGCTGCTTCTAAATATGGGCCTATTGAATGCGCCCCCATATGTGGAATTTTAATCATCTTATCCGCCTTCTTCTTGCACATTTTGGATGTGGTTTTTTGATTTGTTCAGGAACTTTAGATCTTGATTTATAAACATCTATCCCGGCCATATCATACCATAATTCAAGAGCCTTTTTTTGCGTACCCGATGGGAACCGCCGGAGCCGGATAGACTCCCTAATTGATCCTTTATAATGACAAAAAACGGTATCTTTGTTTATCCGCTGCCAGTCTCCTTCAACAGCGTTCCATTCTATAGTTAAATATTGGTGAACTTTCGCCCCTGATTTACTGCCGTTCTCAATCATATATCCCATGGCTGCTTGATTCATCCCGACATATTTAGATAGATATGGAGCGTGGAAAATCTTGTCTTCATACATTCGTTGATTGACCTCAAGCAATTCTTCATACCATGCTATTGCTTTTTCATTCGGTCGGGCAAACATAATACCGCCGTTATTTGGAGCTTTATAAATTATCTGCCGCCTAGTATACGCCACGTCAAAAGTGATGTCAAAAGCATGTTCTGCAGACCTTAACAGTAACATATCACAGTCAGCAAAAATAACTTTCTTTTTCGTATGCCTCAGAAAGTCAACCCAGAGTTTTAATTTTTCGGTATTATATGTCATGAAATAAGCTTTGTGCCCTATCCGCTCAGGTGCTTCTATCTTGATTTCTTCAAACCCGCACGATGGTTGATACTTGTGAACAGACCTTTTAAAATTAGTTAATAATTCGTCATAATCTTTCCCGCCGGGCTGATTAAATTGCACTGTTACTATTACCATTTGACAATAATATCATAATAAATATCGCATTACAAGGGTATCTACTATTGACAATTTAATGATAATATTATAGTATCAAGTATAAGGAGAGTGAAGATGTTAAGAAATAGAAGAGCCTTAGCTGTAGCGTTACATAATGATGCTATCAATATTAATAATGTAAGCAAAAGTTTAATTAGCGTCATCGCCAGATGGATAAAATCTGGAGACATCAAAAAAGACGGCGAAATTATATCTTTAAAATTGAGTTAGATGAAACAGGAGGATTCAATGAATAATATCCGGTTCTATAATAACAAATATTGGTATAGATATTTATCAGCAGCTACAATGGCTGAACTGATACTAAAAGTAAACAGGTTAAATAAAAACATTACCAATCGTGGGGTTGAATAAATATGATGTCAATGGAAAATGCTTTAACTGTTGCACAAGATAAAATGGATCAAGGGCTTATGTCCCTCAATCAAGCTAATGTTTATATAATACAACTCATGGGCGTCAGAATTATTCATAAGTTAGATAGAGTTACAAGAAACGCTCTTAATGTGGCCGTCAAAGCTGGCGAGCTTGGACATTTAAAAAAAGACGGATTGAAGCCAGAAGCATATTTCCATAAAAACAGCAAATGGCGAGCAATTGAGGTAAGAAATGAATTGGCAAGTGATGCAATAAATAATATAAAAAATGTTTTCTGTGGGGCCAACATCACAGAACGTTAGGAGAAATAAATATGAGTGTGATTTTATCGGTTAGAGGGTTTTACGGGAAAGACAATCCTGAGTTTAAAAAACACTATAATGCAGTCTGTTTTTGCGTAGAGAATGATTTGTCTTTACCGAAAGAAACGTCTGAGTTTTTTAAAAACAAGATTAGTGGCGGCAGCTTAGAAGATCTTGAAAAAGAATATTGGGTGGATAATATAAATAATGGGATAGAAGTTGATATTCAATTGTCAGGGGATCCTTATAGAAAAGAAATAAATGTAAAAAATCTACCTAGTAATTTAGATATTCTTATTGTCGAAATGTCGTAGGCTAAATATAAATTAGGAGTGTATATGAAAAGATGGAAGAATGGAATTGATGAAATGATAGAAAATAAAGCGATAGATGATTTTTTGGACGACATTGTTGCTATTTGTGTAAAACATAACCTGACCATATCCCATGAAGACCATGGCGGTGCGTTTGTGGTTGAGAAGTTTAATTCTAATAATATAAAGTGGATAAAAGACGCTTTTGATAATACATAATTTTTACATCGCCTGGCAGCGAATATAAAAAAGGAGAAATTGAATGATTGAAATTGATGGTGAATTATTTGAAGCCCCAATAAAGAATTTCTTTGACATATATTTTGATTCGTTATCTAGTGACGAAAGAACATATAATGCCATAAAAACAGCAATTGCAACAGTAAGAGCGCTTAACAAAGATATGCCATTTAAAACATATATATTTGAACCTAGTAAACAGAGGTATATCCGGGGCCGGGGGTGAACATAGCTTAAAGGGCCTATATAAAACTATCTTCTCCGAGCTGCTAATGCGTTTATATTATCTTGTGAGATGTTGAAAGAACTATCAGTATAATAACATAGCATGAGCGCATCAAATTTATCTGGTGATTTTTGGAATCTCGCCTTATATTCTTTTTTACTTTCTATTTGCCGCCTCATTTTACTATCATATATATAGCGTCTGCCTGCCATTTGTTTCATTAACTCTTGGTTATTTGGAATATCAGCCTCATCAATAGGAAAAGTGAAAATCATTTCTGTAATAACGTTATGGTATTTATTTTGATCCATGGCCTTCGACCCGAAATTTATTGCATTTACTTTTAACCCTCTATGCCTTAGGTGATCCCTAGCCGATGTCCCGACACCAGTTGTATCAATATTTATCAAGACAGATGGGTTATTATTTATCATCGTAGCCACTTCTCCGGCTATATATTGGCCATCCATTTTTGTTAGTGTTTTATGATCAATAACTTTCAGCCCTCTTCTGATATAAATTTCCGTTTTATCGTTGCCAAAATCTGCGGGGTCAACTCCAACAACCTTCTGCCCTACCGGATTTATTATATTTCTATTCATTGCGGCTCTAATTGCGACCCTTGACATGGCAGCATTTTGCCCCTGCTTCCTTGGCTGCCCTATAAATATATGCTCCCATTCGTCAGGGTCATACTTTTTCCACCAATCCCATTCCTGTTGTAGCTCTGTTTCATCCCACCATGGGTTGTCGATATTCCCTGGTTGTAACTGTAAAATTATAGAATTTTCCGGTGGATTCTGAACAAACAATTCATAGATTGGATCCATTTCCTCTTCTCGATTAAACGTTGCCCAAATTTCAGAGCCCTTTTTCCTGATTGTTGAAGGTAGGTAAATCCATGAATCGTATGAAACTAAGCTTGCTTCATCGATAAAAGCCCTGTCCAGGCCCTCAATCCCTTTTACATTTAGACTCGCTCTTAGGTCTTTTAACCCCCTAAATATAAAAGATGAGCCATTCTTTGTATTAAGGATTCTTTCATCTGTTATTTTCCAGTCAGGGAATTCTAATCTTTTTATAGTATCAGCAATTAACTTATGGCTTGATTCTGATAATGTTTTCTGTATTTCCCGGAAACATCCGGTTTCAATATGTTTTTCATTAGCGGTCTGGACTAGTAGACTTGTTGAGCTCCAGGATTTAGCCCCAGCACCACGACCACCGTATGCAATCTTCCATCTGGCCGGGGATTTCCATGCCTCAAACTTAGGGGCTACAGCTAATAGCTTATCAATATAGCCAATCCGCTGTAAGATATATTCATATGATAGGCCCGCCGGTAGTTGTATTTGCTCAGGTGATTGATTCATATGGGTTATATAATATCATAATAAATGCCGAATTACAATAACTCTTTTTTCAACCCTATTGACATTTTTTTGATAATAATGATATAATAGTCATTACAAGGAGTTTGAATATGAAAATAATTTATGAACCGAAAGGGAAAGCAAGAGAATACAGCGCATTGTCAGCGAATTTGTATACCGGGTGTAACCATGGGTGTAAGTACTGTTATGCTCCTGGGATAGGGAGGGTTAAGAGAGCAGAATATATTTTCCCAATGGCAAGGAAAAATATTGTTAATGAATTCGAGAAAGAGTGTAAAGAATTATTTAATTCAAAAAAGGCTGTCCTTTTCTGTTTTATGACAGATCCTTATAATATAAAAGAAAAAGAATTATTTATTACAAGACAATGCCTGGAAATAGCGCTCCTATATAAAATACCAATAAAAGTATTAACAAAATCAGCTTTAGTATTACGAGATATAGACATCTTTAAAAAGTTTAAAAATCATATCTCTATCGGGGGAACACTTACTTTTTATGATAATAAGAAAAGCAAGGAATGGGAACCTGGGGCCTCTCCTGGAATTGAAAGATTATTAGCACTAAAAACACTCCATGAAAACAATATCAAAACATGGGCTTCTTTTGAACCAGTAATTGAACCAAAAGAAAGTTTAACATTATTAGAAAAATCACTATCATATATCGATTATTTTAAGATAGGCAAAATTAATAACTTTATGGGGATTGATAAAACTATTAATTGGTCTGCTTTTCTCAAAAACGCCATAGGAATACTTAGGGCGAACAATAAAGAGTTTTACATAAAAAAAGACCTTCGAGACTCTGCTCCAGATATAAAGCTAAACAATAATGAAAAGGATATGGATTTATTTACAGTTGATCAATTTTAATGATCTCATATACGCCATAGATAACGCCCCCACTTTTCTTTCTACTAAACCCAAGTTCCTTATATGAGAACCCATTTGTATTTGTTACTTTATCTATAAATGATTTGAAAATATTTGGGAAATTATAGTAATCGTCTTCAGTAGCCTGGACCATTTTGTTATTTCTAATCATATATGTTTCATTAAAGTTTATTTTTCCCAGAAACCTTAAATTTAATCCTTGCCCATCTGTAATCGCTATAATAAATTTATCTTTTTTCACATCTTTTATTACTCTAAAAAATTCTTGTATTTCCTTTGCCGGGCATCCTTCATCATCAAAATCTATATAATTAAAATCAAGATGTTCCATTAGCTTTGTCTTTATAAAATCGATTGCTTTTAAATTATAATCATGTTTTATATTATCAAATCTCTGATAATCATTTGTTACCACAGTTTCAAACTGGCGATTATACCAATAAGTTAGAATTCCACGGCCAGCGTATAATTCAATACATTTCGTTTTAATCGCTCTAGAAATTGCTTCAATTCTATATGCCAATTTATACCCATCAACATCAGGTGATCTTTCGTCATTATATGCACCACCTCTTGATGCTTCTGTAATAGACTCTGGTTCATCAAATACTATCTCATGATCAACAAGCCGCAACAATTCTGCGGTGCCATCATCTAATTGATCAATCCATTCCTGAAGCTCGGTTTGATCAAATTCCCCAAACTGACTTGTGATAGCAAGGAGCATTTTTTTCGCCTCAGCTTCATCTTCAGCATGGATATAATCAACTGGCAGTAATGGAATATCATACCCATCTTGCCGTAGACCAATTAAAGCAGCAAGCCTTTGATGCCCATCCAAAAGTAAATTATCGCCTTTATTATCCCACACAAATAATGGGGCAATAAACCCAAGCTTTAAAATATTTTTTTTCAGCTTATCAAGATTGGCTTTCGATAGTTTTTTTAAAGCCCCTTGGAACTCTAAAATTAAATCAATTGGTAGCGTGGTCAGCCCCGAACATTTAATCTGGATCTTTTTCACTTTCAATTTCCTTAATCAATTCCTTATTATCCTCAAGTAACCTTTTAATAGTGTCCTTTTTTAATTGGTCACGCTCTTCTTTTGTGAGGTTCTTTATTTCCAAATCAATGTTAGTGTTTTCGTTTCTGCTAACAATTTCCTGCTGCGGCATCCCGAACCCATAGTTAGTCAACCATTTAGCCGTGTCTATTTTACTTTTAGCCCAGTCAGCAATCAAGGGTTTTAGAAATAACTTAACTATAAATGGAGTTTTAGTGTCAAGCAGTTTTTCTTTTGCCTGTTCAACGTTTTTAATCTCAGTCAATATACCTCCCAGTATAATTCTTATATCCTGAGTGCTGACGTTGTGATCTTTTATATATTGCTTTAAATGGCTCGGCTTTCTACCGTTCCGCTTTGGTTGATATGTTGAGCTGAACATTTTCCCACTTTCAGAACCCATTTTGCCTCGTTTCCTCCTCGTTTTTCATTTACCTGCCGCCTGGTTTATTATACCACACTTTTCAACCCTTTGATAATCTCTTTTAAATTAGTATTTAATGCTACCCCGTTTTTGTCAATGTAGTTATTATCAACACAAGCTTTAAATATCTTATCATATATTTGGGTAGTAAATAAAAATGTTTCCTTGCCCTTTTTATATCTGTTTTTCATCCAGGCAAGATATTGGGTTTTATCAACTATTTTTTCACTTCGTTTGTTTATTACCGGATAAAATGAGGCGTTTACAAATTTCTCTATGTATGCCCCATAATTATATTTTTTCTTTACTTTTTTAGGCGGCTTTATAGGTTCAGGAATTTTGACAGGTTTTGGGGTTAATAGTATTATTCCTATCGGGGCCATAACCGCTATAAATGTTGACAAAATTGTTTGGAGTATAAACTTTAACCACCCCTGATTGATATGAAATAGGTTGCCATAGAATTTATATATATTTGTTTTATCATCTACTTCTATTTCTATGTGCTGAGTTTGTGACAAGCGCAATTCTTTTATTCTATCCTGTAAAGCAATTTTCTGTAATTTCAATTCATCCTGCCGAGCTTCCTGGTTGTCTAACTCGTCCCGATATTTATTAGCCCAATAAGTATTTTCGAGAGTATTTAAAGACATGTTTTTTTCTATCTCTAAATTTATTATCTTTATATCTGCTTGGATTTCATCTATTTCGGATTGAATGTTCAATTGCTGAACGTTATCAATTGCCTTTTCCTGTTCAATTATTCCCAATGAAAAACTTTGACCGCTTGACGTTGTAATTATACTAAATAATGCTAATGGAATTAATATGGCCCAGGAAATACGCCTTTTATAGTATGCTGATAAAATTGTTAACATTGCTGTTAATGAAATAGCAATAATTAAAGATATAATTATATTAACGCCATCTTGGTTGAAACGGAAATAATAATAATATATTTCTAAGATGCTCCCTAGTATAATCAGGATAAACGGGTAAAGTTTTTTCATTTTTCTTTTGATAATCTCTTTAGCGCCAATAGTCTGGCTGTTTTCATAATTCTTTTCTTTACCGCTTTTTGTTCATCCCAGAATTTTCCACCTGATTTTATAAATGCATCATATGCTTTTTTATATTTATCCGGGACAAACCCATTTTTTTCCTTGTACTCTATTAGCCGTTGAAGGAATGCTTTTGACAGGTTCATTTTTATAGCCAAGGTTTCATACTCTTCAATTATTAGTTTTTTTAATTTAGTCATAGCGCCCCAAACTTTTTTTGAGCTTTTTCGAGTTTAGCAGCGCGCCACACATTTTCGCTTTCTTCATATGAAACATTTAAAATCTTGGCTAATTTTAGAATAGTTTTTAATTTAGTCCGCCCCGGATCAGTTACCGCCCTGAAAGTTGCAGCCTCTCCCACTTTTGCGGCAATAGCAAGTTGCAGATATGTTATTTCTTTTACTTTTATTGATTTGCACCTTGGGCAAACTTCAGCCCTCTGGAATATAGCGCCACAGGTAGCGCAGCGGTAAATTTCCTTTTTTGCTTTCTCCAAACTGTTCACTTTTTCGACTCCTGAGTAATTATAGTTTTTTGCTATAATCTTGTCAATAACATAGGCCCATATTCTACCCACACTCATAGTAATTGCCTATAAATGTATATTCATACTACCTACATATAGCGTCGCCTTAAAAGCCCAATATACGCTTATATTATTTGTTACTATATATAGACTTAGCTAATCATTACAATTACGCTATACTATTATCGGCCCACCTACGCTATATATAGCGTATTTATAACATTTATTATTGTTATTAGTCTACTACTTCCCCGCTCTTTCCTTTGCCTTATGCCCTATATGATAAAACCCGCAATATTTACACAGATAGACATTTAACCCGTCGCAAATATTACCCCTTTTTTTAATTTGTTTTATCCGTTTAGTAGCCATTTTTATTGACGTGTATTTTTTCTTCTTTTCGCAATGGTTCCACCGAAATACTTCTTCAGTCATTTTATTAATCCTATTATCGTCGCAATAATTAAACCGGCTAAAATTATAAAACCGTCAATAATTTTGTTATTCAATTTTTTGTTTTTCATATTAGTTTATCTATGTCTTTTACTTTATCCCATAGGTCATCTAATGTTTTGTCAGTATAACATCTGATACTTAATCCAGGAACACCATCAAACCCTTGTTGAAGAAACCCAACATCTTTTATCTCCTTTGCTAATTCTACTAATAATTCAAATTTTCTTAAACAGGCTATTTCCTTATTGATTTTTAATAGATTTAAAGAATCGCTTAATTCCCACTCAAGATATAACGTTAATTTATTCATCTTTTCACGCCACTTCTCAATTGTAAATTTAGGACCAGGATAACGAGCGTACAAATAACAAGAGAATTTAGAGTTTTTATCATCCCATATCGCATATGCTTTAGTTGCGCCGAGATGGGGACTATGTTCCATTGCTAATAATTTAAACGGCCCACGCCAGCAATCATCTTCATCATCCTTTACCTCAATATACACATCCTCTTTCACTACTCCAACATAAGTTTTTAAATCAATTTGGTTTTTCATCTTTGC